TGGGAGGCTCTGAATGAAGGTTGAGACCGAGTTCCTGACCTGGGACCAGATCGAACTGCTGGACCACAACGCCCGCTACATGCGGCAGGAGCAATTCGCCCAGTTGGTTGCGAACATCAAGGCCGACGGCGCCCTGAGTTCGGCGCCGTTCGCCATGTGGAACCCGCTGACCTCGAAGTTCAAGGTTCTGTCCGGCAACCATCGGTGCAAGGCTGGCATGGCGGCAGGTCTCAAGGGTGCGACCTTCCTGGTGACGAGGGACACCTTGACCCACGGTAAGCAGGTCTCCATCCAGTTGGCTCACAACGCGATCACCGGGGAGGACGACCTGTCCACCCTGAAGGAACTGTACGAATCCATCGAAGACCTGGATCTGAAGCGCGAGTGTGGCCTGGACGACAAGACGCTGGGTCTCCTGGCCGAGATCAACGCCGAGGGCAAGGCTTCCGCCTCCCTGGACTGGACGGCGATCACCTTCGCGTTCCTGCCCGACGAGGCCGCGACCATCAAGAAGGTGTTCCTGGAGGTGCAGGACGCTTCCAAGGGTGAAGTCCTGGCCGGCCGGATGGCTGACTATGACGAGTTCATGGAGGCTCTGGCCGAGGCTGGGTGCGCAGGTCAGGTGAAGAACGTCGCCGCCTCGCTCCGCATCATGCTGGACGTGTTCGGCGCTAACCTATCCGACCTTCAACAGTTGTATGCAGAGCAGGACGGGCCCCAGGGCCTGGGCACGAAGAAGCAAGCCCCCGTGAGCGTGATGCTCCAGACCCGGACGGTTGACGCGCACACCGCGACGCTGGTTCAGAGGGCCCTGAGCCGTGCGATGGAGGCTGACCCAAGCGGTCTGCTGACCCCGGCCCAGGCTTTGCGTCAGGTGGTAGAGTTCTACCTGTCGAAAGATGAACAGGGCGAGGATAAAAATGGGGGAAAGTAGGACAAGCCCACGCCGAATGGAGGCCAAGAAGCGGGCAATCGACGCCATGACGCTTCGGAAGGCCGGTGCGACCTACCAGGAGATCGCGGACAAGTTGGGGTTCAAGCACCCCGCCGCCGCGCAGAAAGCCGTGGAACGGGAACTGAAGGCGACCGTGGTCGAGGCCGTGGACGATCTGCGGCTGATCGAGGGTGAGCGCCTGGACCGGTTGCTCCGGGCAGTCTGGGGCCCGGCAGTTCAGGGCGGTCTCCAGGCCGTGGACCGGGTGCTGAAGATCATGGAGCGCCGGGCGAAGCTGTTCGGCATCGACAGCCCGACCCTGATCGCGCCGGTCAAGCCGGACGGGTCCGGGCTCGAACCGAAGGACAGCCTGTCCCTTGACGATCTGCCGCTGGAGTTGGTGATCGCCCTACGGGACCACCTGAAGGCCAAAGCCGCAGGGAACTGAAATGGGGAAGGGAAGCCCGTCCTTCACCCTGCAGAAGACACAGGCCAACGTGTGCCGGCGGTCGCTCTACCAGTTCGTGCGCGAATCCTGGCACGTCATCGAGCCTGACGCCCGGATGGTGGATAACTGGCACATCAAGGTGATCTGCGACCACGTTCAGGCCCTTGTCGAGGGGAAGCTGCCCAAGCGGAACCTGATCATCAACGTCCCGCCTGGGTCCATGAAATCCACGATCCTGTCGGTGTGCCTGCCCGCCTGGAAGTGGACGCTGAACCCCGAGTGGCGCGGTCTATTCATCAGCGGGAATATCGAAGTGGCCCTGCGTGACTCGATCAAGTGCCGCGACATTCTGGACAGCGACTGGTACCGAAGCACGTTCCTTCCCGATTGGGGGTTCAGCCCGGACCAGAACGCGAAAGGGCACTACAAGAACACGAGGACGGGCTTCCGCAAGGCGATCAGCGCCGGCGCCCGCATCACCGGTGAGCGCGGCCACGCCATCATCGTGGACGATCCGAACGACGCAGCCGAGGCGTTCAGCAAGCCGGCCAGGGACCAGATCATCCAATGGTGGGACAACGCGGCTGCGAACCGACTGGTCAACATGAGCCTTGGCAACCGAATCGTGATCCAGCAGCGGCTTCATGGGGATGACTTGACAGGCCACATCCTGACCACCGAGCCCGACGCCTGGGAAGTCCTGATCATCCGTGAGGAGTACGAACCACCCCAGAAGGATGACCCCGACCGGGTGCCCACCGGCCTGGGCTGGTCGGACCCCAGGCGCGTGGAAGGCGAACTGTTCTTCCCCGAGCGGTTCCCTGCCGATGTGGTGGCGGGTGAGAAGCGACGCTTGGGGATCTCAAGCTATGCCGGGCAGCACCAGCAGCGCCCGACCCCGGCCGGTGGCGCGATCTTCCGCAAGGGGTTCGTCCAGCGGTTCACGCTCGAGGCCATGCCCAAGTTCAAGCGGACCGTGCTGTCCTTTGACACCGCGTTCAAGGCGAACGAGGAGAACGACTTCAGCGTGGGGCTGGCGATCGGGGAGACCGACTTCGGCTACTACGTGTTCAGCCGCTGGAAGGAACGGGCCACCTACCCTGACCTGAAGCAAAAGGCCAAGGACATGGGGACCGCCTACAAACCCACAGCGTTCTTGGTCGAGGACGCAGCGAGTGGTCAGTCGTTGATACAGGAACTCAAAATGGAGACTTCCCTTCCCGTGGTCCCGGTCACGGTGGACGGGGACAAGGTTTCAAGGGCGTGGTCGATCACCCCCCAGTGGGAGGCCGGGCGCGTGTTCGTTCTGGAGGGCGAGGGCGCTGAGTGGGCCGACGACTTCCTCGATCAACTCTACGGATTCCCCAAGCTGGCCCACGACGACGACGTGGACGCCTTCACCCAGGGCATCAAGTATCTGTACCAGGGTGGCGGGAACATGGGCATGTGGGACTGGCTCAAGCAGGAGGCCGACACCCTGAAGGCCGTCGAGGAGGAGCAGGAGGGTCTGACCCCCCACGAACGGATGGAAAGGGTTCTCCAGGGGATGCGTGATAGGATAGCGGCCGAAGAAGACCCGGAGGTGGAGCCATGACCCAGTACCTGTACCCCCCGACCGGCGCCAGCGAGTTCCAGTACGGCGGGCAGACCTTCAGGTTGAACGTGGACGGCTGCATCGCTGTTCCTGACTCGATACTGAACGATGCTCTTGGTGCAGGCTGGACCCGCGCGCATCAGGTCGTGAACACGACCACCGGAAAGAGGCCCACGCTTGGGCTGGTTCCTGGCTTGCACATCTTCGACACGACACTGAACAAGCCGATCTGGAGGAACGCCGCGAATACCCAGTGGGTGGACTCAACCGGCGCGACAGTTTAAGGAGCGCGCCATGGCGACCCCTGAAGGCGGAAAGCCGATCGACTCTGGGCTGATGGCTCGAGCCGTCGCCAGTCTGAACCGCGCGTCCGCCAAGATGGTGGACTGGTTCGGGCCGAACGATCCTCTGCCTCCGTCTGCGCCAGACGAAGTGAAGGGCCGGCCCTGGGACTTCCCGGTCGGCATCAATCTGTCCTACCAGCCGCGCAAGGACCAGAGCGCGGACGTGATCGACTTCATCACCCTGCGGCGTATCGCTGATCCCGTTCAGGGTGGCCTAGACCTGCTGCGAATCGCGATCGAAACGCGCAAGGACCAGATGGAGGCCCAGAAGTGGTGCATCAAGGGCCGTGACGGGTCCGACGGCGGGGACAAGGCGAAGAAGGTGATGCAGGCCCTGAGCCGGCCGGACATGGTGCGGACCTACCGCCAGTGGGCCCGGCCCTACTGGGATGATCTGCTGACGATCGACGCCCCGGCCATGTACTTCCGGCCGATGCCCGGCGGTCTGGCGATCCCTCAGGTGATCGACGGCGCGACCATCAAGATCCTGGTGGACCACAACGGCGCGACGCCCCTGCCTCCGAACCCGGCCTACCAGCAGATCATCAAGGGCCTGCCCGCCGTGGACTACACGCTGGACGAACTGCACTACTCCCCCAGGAACGTGCGGTCGTTCCGGTACTACGGCATGAGCCCGGTGGAGCAGGTCCTTGGGATCGCGAACATCGGGCTGAAGCGCCAGTTGCACCTGCTTTCGTACTACACCGACGGCAACACGCCCGACGCGATCCTACTGCCCCCCGAAGGCTGGAACCCGGACCAGATCAAGCAGGCGCAGAAGAACCTCGACACGATGGTGGACAGCGCCAAGCGGCGGAAGATCAACATTCTGCCCGGCGGTCACTACGAGCAGTTGAAAGATCCGAAGCTGAAGGACGAACTGGATGACTGGCTGGCCCGGATCATCTGCTACTGCTTCAGCCTGGCCCCCGGCGCCCTGGTGAAAGACATGACCAAGGCGACCGGCGACACGAACAAGGAAACCGCCGCGATGGAAGGGCTCGAGCCCTTGAAGCTGTGGTGGAAGGACGTGATGGATGCGGTGCTGGAAAAGTGCTACCTCGCACCTGAACTGGAATTTGCCTACGAAGACGAGGAGATCCCGGACCCGAAGACGAAGATGGAAGTTTGGACGGGATGGAAGAACGCCGGCATCGTGACCGTGGACGAGGTGCGCGACAAGGCGCTGGGCCTCGATCCCCTGACCGATGCGCAGAAGGAGGAGTTGGCGCCGCCACCTCCGATCGTGGTGGGCCCCGGCAGCAGCGACGGGTCTCCCGTCGGAAAGCCGGGTAGCACCCAGGGGAAGGTGGGTGAGTCGGCCTCTCCACTTTCCCCTGCCCCCGCGAAGAAGTCGGCCCCTGGTGAGGGGCTAAAAAAAAATAGGCGGGCCAAGGTACTGACGCATCCCAAGCGCGACAGGCCGGTCACGAAGAAGGCGATCAAGGCGATCCAGAAGCTGTTCCTGGCCCGGTTCAAGCATCAGCGATCCGTCCTGGTCGCTGCCGTGCGCGCGAACGCCCAGAAACTGTTCAAGATGACCAACGACGAGTTCATGGACCTGTGGAGCGAACTGTCGGACGAGAACCGGGAGAAGCTGCGGCAGGCCCTGGTCAGCGAACTGACGAAGGTCGCCACGGACACGGCCCAGCAGACCCTGGTCCAGACGATCGAGTTCAGCGGCGCCAACCCGAAGACCGCCCTGGACGAGATGCTGAGTCAGGCGAACGCGCAGGCCATCGCCTGGGCAGAGGACCGGGCCGCTGAACTGGTCGGGATGAAGTGGTCCGAGGATGCCCAGGCTTGGATCGAGAACCCGAATCCGGCTTGGAGCATCGACGGAACGACTCGCGACAGCATCAACCGGCTGGTGGGTGAGGCAGAGGAGAAGGGCTGGTCGAACGACGAGCTGGCCGACGCGATCCAGGAAGAAACAGGCTTCAGTGATGAGCGGGCTGAAATGGTGGCCCGCACCGAGACTGCCTTCGCGGACGTTCAGGGGAACCTGATCGGCTGGAAGGAGTCCGGGGTGGTCGAAGCCAAGGAATGGTCGGTCAGTCAGGACGAGGTGTGTGAGGACTGCTTGGCCCTGCAGGGGGTCATTGTTCCCCTGGACGAGTCCTTTGACCTGGGGGGTGAGCCCGTGGACGGCCCCCCGGCCCATCCGAACTGCCGGTGTGACGTGCTGCCGGTGGTCATCAGTCAGGAAGAAATTGATGCCTTGACCCAGGAATAGGGGGTTGCGCACTGGGAAGTGGTATTATTTGCGCGAAGAAGACGGAGGGGTGCCATGGCGAAGCGGTTCCGGTTGTTCGGGTCCATCGAGAAGGTGGAAGCCCAGGAGGACGGGACGCTGGTCGTGTCTGGCATCGCCTCGAGCGAGACCGTGGATGGCTCTGGTGAGATCGTTCTGGCTTCCGCGATGAAGGCGGCGATCCCCGACTACATGAAGTTCGGCGCAGTTCGTGAAATGCACTCGAACATCGCCGCTGGCACCGCGCTTTCCATTGGCGTGGACGACGACGGGATCACGCGGTTCGAGTCCCATGTGGTGGACGAAGGCAGCGTGAAGAAAGTGCTGACGAATGTCCTGAAGGGCTTCAGCATCGGCGGGAAGGTGACGCATCGCGACTCCCTGAACAAGAAGGTCATTGATGGCCTGGAATTGACCGAAATCAGTCTCGTGGACCGGCCGTGCAACCCCGACGCCGTGTTCGCCATCGCCAAGTTCGACACCTCGGAGGACGAAATGGACCAGGACACCGCACGGGAATTGCTGGCGAAGTGGGCCGGCGAGGAGATCCACGACGCCGCGACCGCGATCCAGGCACTGGATGCCGTGTTCTACTTGCTGCAGAAAGAGACCGCCGAAGCCGAGACCAGCCCCGAACAGGTGGCGGCTCTGACCCAGGCGGTCGATTCGCTGAAGGCGTTCATCGCCTCGGAGATCCAGGAGAAGAACCCGCCCGCCGGGGACGGGGGCGTGGATGCCGTGGCCTTCGCCGCTGGCACCGACGGCCTCGAGAAGGCCGGGAAGAAGTTCAGTCAGGCGACGCAGGATTCGCTGAACGCGCTCCACAAGGACGCGATTGACGACTACAGGCAGATCGGAGACCTCCACAAGTCGATGGGGGACAAGATGGCGAAGCTGGCTTCCGCTTGGAATGACAGCGCCGACCAAAACGAGCAGGACCCAGAGAAAGACCCCAAGTCGAAGGACCAGTCCAAGGACGTGAAGAACTCCCAGGAAGCCGAGGCGATCACGAAAGTCGCCGGGTTGACCGAAGAACTGGCGAAGGTGCAGGTCGAGAAGGAATCGCTCCAGAAGGCTCTGGACGCGGTGTCCGCCGACCTGAAGAAGACCAAGAACGCGCTGGAGAAGGCCGAGTGCGACCTGAAGGCGAAGGGCGTTCTCAAGGCGCCCCAGGTGATCGAGAAAGGTTCTGAAAGCAAGTCCCTGGGCGTTGCCGACGCGCCTCCCGCAAGCACGGACCCGCTGGAAGTGATGAAAAGCGTCCAGGGCCAGCCCGTGTCCCTTATTTTCAACCAGCCCCGCTAGTCCGGGGAAACCAAGAAGGAGGCTCCACCATGGACCTCAACGCTACCCTGGACGCCATGAAGGAAGCCCAGGCCAACGGTTCGGAAGCCCTCGCGAAGGCGTACACCCAGGCCACCGGTCTGGTCGCGTACGACCTCCAGGCGCCCGCCCTCGCCCTCTACCCGTTCCTGGCGCTGATGACCATGCTGCGGAACGAGATCCCCCGCGTCGGCGGCGGCGGCGACACGGCGACGCGCTGGAAGGCGATCACCGGCATCAACACGACCAACACGCACCCCGGCGTGTCTGAAGGCAACCGTGGTGGTCTGATCACGACCACGACCGCGAACTACCTCGCGGCCTACGCGGGGTTCGGTCTGGAAGACACCGTGTCGTTCGAATCGGACTACGCGTCCCAGGGCTTCGACGACGTGAAGGCGCGCGCCCGGCTGGGCCTGCTCCGGTCCCTGATGCTGTCCGAGGAAGGCCAGATCCTGGGCGGGAACGCCAGCCTGTCGCTCGGCACCACGCCCACCCCGGTACCCGCGACCGCCACGACCGGCGGCACCATCGCCGCCGCGACCTACAACGTCGCTTGTGTCGCGCTGACCCACCAGGGCGCCAGCCGCTCGAGCCTCGCCAATGGCGTAGTCGGTCTGATCAGCAAGACGAACGTGGACGGCTCCACCGACACGATCAACGGCGGCGCTGCCCAGAAGTCCGCGACGGCTTCCCAGGTCACGACCGGCGCGACCAGCACGATCAGCGCGACCGTGCCCGCCGTGGAAGGCGCCGTGGCGTATGCGTGGTATGTCGGCACGGCCGGCGCCGAGCGCCTGGAAGCGATCACCTCGATCAACTCCGTGCTGCTTACGTCGCTCAACGGCACCCGGCAGCTTCTCAGCGCCCTGACCGCCGCTGACTACTCCAAGGACGCGGTGTACAACATCGACGGCCTGCTTTCCTTCGCCAAGGCCGCGAACAATGCCACCGTGCTGGCCCTCCCGACCGGTGTCGCCGGCACGGGTTCCACCCTCACCTCCGACGGCGGCGGCGGCATCCTGGAGATCAACAACCTGCTCCAGACCATGTTCGACGCCTACCGGCTCGGTCCCCAGGAACTCCTGGTCTCCTCGGCTGGCATCCGGCTGATCAACAAGCTGTGCCTCTCCAACGGCGGTGCGCCCCTGTTCCGGTTCAACCTGGACGGTGGTGGACAGGCCGGAATCGCGGCTGGCGCGACGGTCGGCAGCTACCTGAACCCGATCACGAACCAGTTGATCCGGGTTCGCGTCCACCCGAACATGCCCGCCGGCACGATCCTGGGCTACTGCACCGAAATCCCCTACCCGCTGAACGGCGTGGGGAACGTCATGCAGGTCAAGACCCGGCGCGAGTACTACAGCATCGACTGGCCGATCGGCATCCAGGGCCGGAAGTTCCCGTACGGCGTCTACTGCGACGAGGTGCTGCAGCACTACGCCCCGTTCAGCATGTTCAAGCTGTACAACGTGGCCGGCGCCTAGTCGGAGCGGTAAGAAACCAGGGGCGGGCGATCAACCGTCCGCCCCTGTTCTTTGGAGGCTGTCATGCCCTACACCGCCCAAGCCTCGGACCTCTGCCTTCTGGCGGACGTGAAGGACTATCTGGGCCTGAGCGTGACGACCTACGACAACATGCTGCAGCGCATGATCACGGGCGCGTCCCAGTGGATCAAGACCTGGAGCAACCGGGATTTCTACGCCGGGTCCTACGTGCAGACGATGGACGGGAACAATTTCGAGACCATCAGCGTGGACCAGTACCCGATCACCTCGATCACGGGCATCGTGATTGACGGGGTGACGGTGCTGCCCGCGAACTACAAGGCGGACAACACGGGCCAGCCGTTCATCACGCTGACGGACGGATCGGTGTTCAATAAGGGCACCCAGAACGTGGTCATCAGCTATGCGGCGGGGTATGGGAACGTCGCCGCTGGCACCATCCCCATGGACGTGGTTCAGGCTTGCATCGAACTGGTGGCCTGGCGCTACACCGAGCGGACGCGCATCCAGCAGTCCAGCAAGAGTATGGGCGGGGAAGTGGTCAGCTACTCCACGGGCGAGGGCTCGAAAGCGGCCATGGTCATCCTGGCGAACTACAAACGGGTGATCCCGTGAGCGCGCCTATCGAGATCATCGGCAAGGTGACTGGGGTCGAGCAGGTCGTCGGTCACATGAGGTCCATCGGCATGGGCTTCAGCCAGCGCGTCCCGATGACTGTCAAGGCCCTGGGCATCGAACTCCAGCGCAGGGTGCGCGAAGTCTACCTGTTGGGCCCCAGGCCGCAGAAACTGGCCCGGAAGACCGGGCGGCTGTCCCGGTCGATTAACGAGAAGATGACCGAGCCCGAGAAGTTCACCTACGTTTCGACGGTCGGGACGAACGTGAAGTACGGAGCCTACTGGGAGAAGGGCTTCGACATGAAGGTCGGCGCCTACACCCGAGGCGGACGGCGGGCCCTGAGCGACAAGGTGCGGGCGTGGTATGAGGCGCGCCACCCGGCTGGGACGAAGCACATCGAGGCGCGGCCGTTCCTGGTGCCTGCCCTGGACGACATGCGGGCAGAGATCCGTGAGCGGCTGGTCAAGGCCCTGAGCGGGGTGAAGTGATGAGCCTAGACCGAGAACCGATCTTCACGGCGATTTTCAGCAGGCTCCAGGCGATCGCCGGTGTTGTGACCTGCAGCAGGGACTGGAAGCACTTCGACGACGTGGACCCGGCGAAGCAGCCGGCGATCTTCCTGAACGTGGGCCCGGAGAACTGCACCCCCCAGCGCGGGATGCCCCCGAAGTGGACGCTGAAGCCGACGATCCACGTCTACCTGCGGAATGACGCCGATCCTGACGCGCCCGGCGGCATCGCCCTCCACGCGATGATGAAGAATATTGAGGCAGCGTTCGAGCGCACCCCCGCCGAGGTTTCCCTGGCGAACGGTCCGTTCAGTGACAGCGGGGCAGATAGCTATGGGACCACGCTTGGCGGGTTGGTCTCCCATTGTTGGATCAGCGGTGAGATCATCAACGACGAAGGTCTGCTACAGGGACAGGCCCTCGCCATCATCCCCCTGGAGATCGTCACCACTTCATAGGAGCCGAACATGGCCGAAGAACTGAATCCCGAAACCCCGGCCACGGAACCCGTGGTCGAGCCCGCGCCCGTTGACGCGGCCCCTCCCGAGCCCCCGGCTCCCGAGCCAACCCCCGAACCCGAGCCCGTCCCGGTCGAGTTCACCCACCCCATCCTCGATATCCTCGACGTGTTCCGAGGGACGCAGGCGCGAAACATCGGCCCCCGCGTGGACACCGAGGTGTTCAACATCGCTGACGCTGGTGTCGCGGTCCTCCGCGCCGAGGTGCTGGCCTTCCTGAAGGAGAAGTAAGCCATGGCCCAGTACAACTTCGGCGTCGGCCAGATGTTCTACACGCCGCCCGGCGCGAACCAGACGCCCGTGCAGGTCGGCACCCTCAAGGACGTGTCCCTCGACATTTCCCGCGACGTGAAGGAACTCTACGGAGCCCTGGCGTTCCCCGAGGACGTGGCGCTTGGCAAAGGCAAGATCAGCGGCAAGGCCAAGTCGGGTCGGATCTTCGGCTCGATGCTGAACGCCCTGATTGCCGGGTCCACGATCGCCTCCGGTCAGATGGGTGCCGCGAACAACGAAATCGCGAACATCCCGACCACGCCTTTCCAGGTCACGGTCACGAACAGCGCCACGTTCCAGGCCGACGGTGGGGTCTACGACTACACCGCCGGGATCTGGATGACCCGCGTCGCGAGTGCCCCTGCCACCGGCCAGTACTCCGTCGCCTCTGGCGTCTACACCTACGCCTCCGCCGACGCGGGGCACCAAGTGGGTGCGTACTACACCTACACGATCGTGACCGGAAAGACCGTCAGCCTCAGCAACCCGCTGATGGGCGCCGCGACCGTGTTCACCCTGAACGTGTTCAACACGTACCGGGGCAAGCAGAAGGGGTTCAAGCTGTGGGCCGTCGTCTTCCCGAAGATCAGTTGGGACGACAAGCAGGACGACTTCAGCGAGTGGAACCTTGAGTTCCAGGGCTTCTCCGACACCGCCACGAACAAGGTCATCGACCACTACAGCGCCGAGTAAGCGGGCGCATCACCTGAAAAGCGAGGCCGACGATGGAAAAGCACGTTGTCACGATCGGGGGGAAGGTGTTCAACCTTCCCCCCTTCACCGCCGGGCAGTTCAGGCGCCTTGTGGACCCGGTGCTTCAGAAGGCTCGAGAGACCATGCTGAAGATTGCCGAAATGGACAAGACCGCGCTGAAGAACGAGGATCTGATGGACCTCACCTTCGCCCAGCGTGAGATCGAGCAGGGCCACGCGGACTGCGTTCTGGCTGCGCTGCAGAACCAGTATCCGAGCCTGACGATGGACGATCTGGACACCCTCACCCCCCACAGGATCACGGCCACATTCAACGAGATCATTCTGATCACGCAGACTGGAGCCAACGAACCGGGGGAAGTGATGACCCCCAGGCCGAGAAAGAAGCCCTGAACTGGGGGAATCTATGGGGGCTTCTCCTCACGGGCACGGGATGGACGCTGCAACAGCTTGAATCCACGCCCTGGCCTGACGTGCTGGAACTCTTGGCCTACTGGAAGGAGAACCCGCCGGTCCACATTCTGGTGGGCAATTTCTTCGAGAAGGAGAAAGGTGGGAAAATACCAAGCGAGTCCGAACTTGACGAAGCTGTGAACAAATTCAACAGGGGCTGATGATGGCTGGCGAACCCGAAAAGATTGAAGTCAGCATCGTCGCCAAGATCGAGGATCTTCTGTCTGGCATGGCGAAGGCCACCGCTGGGGTGCAGAAGGGAACCGATGAAATGAGCGGCGCCTTCCATGGACTCCACAAGACGATGGAGAACATGAAGGCGCCGTTCCTCGCTCTGACGGCCCTGGTCGCTGGCGGGGCGATGTTCAAGGAGGCGATGGACGCGACGGTCGAATGGACCATGAACGCTGACAAGCTGTCGAAGATCCTGAACATCAACGTGCAGGACGCCAGCGTGTGGGCTGTGGCGCTGCACACGCTTGGGGTCGGCACCGAGACCATGGGCGGGATCGTCCAGAGGCTCCAGGGACGGGTTTCGGGCAACGGGAAGGCGTTCCAGGCGTGGGGCGTGGAGATCAAGAACGCTCAGGGCGGCGCCCTGCCGATGAACCGGGTCATCGAGAACATGGCCGAGAAGTACCAGAGCCTGAACACGGATCAGGAAAAGAACAGGATGCTGTTCGAAATGGCGGGCCGAGGCTGGATACAGTTCCTCCCGGTCATGCGCATGACGGCGGAACGACTCGAGGAGGCGAAGAAGGAGGCCGAGGAGTTGAACCTGATCGTCGGACCCGACGGCGTGGCGAAAACGCGGGAGTACCAGGAGACCCAGCGGAAACTGGGGCTGATCATGGAGTCGCTGAAGGTCACGATCGGGAACGCCCTGATGCCGGTTCTTGTGGCGCTCGGGACGTGGCTTGGGAAGACGGGCCCCTCCATGGCGATGGGGCTGTCCTACGCGATCAAGGGCATCGTGACCAACTTCTTCATCCTGAAGGCGGCCGTCGAGGTGTCGGTCTCTGTAGCCTACGGGCTTCTCATGTCCCTGTGGGACATCCTCAGCAGCATCGGCAAGGCCCTCTACAAGCTGTTCACCGGGGACTTCAAGGGTGCGTGGCAGGAACTGAAAAGCGGCTGGAAGGATCTGGTGGTCGATGTCAAGGCCGGAGCGGAAGTCATGTATGAGTCCGTGAAGAACGCGGCCGACGCCACGTCGAAGTTGTGGGACGACAAGGGCCCCGGCGCCGGGAAGGAAACGCCTGACGCGAAGGCGCCCCCCGACAAGGGCAAGAGCCGGGTCGGAGACTGGCAGCAGGAACTCGAGAAGATGAAGGCGATGATGCTCGAGGCCGACGGCGATCTTGCGACGATGGCGCAGGAGGACGAGCGGAAATTCTGGGCCGGCAAGTTGAAGTTGGCGGAGAAGGGCACCGAGGAGTGGGTGAACGTCCGCCTGAAGATGGCCGCGCTGGGGCAGGCGATCAACAAGGAGGAGCAGGCAGAGATCGAGAAGGCGATCAAGGCGCGCGAAACTGCGGAGAAGGCCGCAGAGAAGGAGCGCATGGCCCTGGTGAAGCTGGAGAAGATGGAGAAGATTGACGCCGCGCGGTCTGCCCTGGATGCCCAGAAGGAGACCCTGGAGCATGAGGTGGCGATGGGCCGAAAGACCATCTCCCAGAAGATCGAACTGCTGAAGCAGTATCGGAAGGTCGAGCATGACCTGGAGATCCAGGCGCTGAACGCAGAGCAGGCTGAGTACGTGAAGGGGACGAGCCAGTGGCAGGCCCTGGAGAACAAGAAGGCCCAGGCTCACCGGAAGCTGAATGGCGATATCGCGAAGATGGACCACCAGTTGATCGAGGATCAGCGGCAGAAGTTCGGACAGTGGTTCCAGATGCTCACGAGCGGCTTCCAGAGCGCGATCAGCGGGCTGATCAAGGGCACCATGTCGTGGGGTCAGGCCGTGAAGTCGGTGCTTTCGAGCGCCCTGGATTCGGTGCTGAACTTCTTCGTCCAGTGGGGGTTGAAGGAGGCTGAGACCTACTTCGCCGGGCTGCTGGTGAAGAAGACGACGGACGAGGCCAGCGTCCTGAGCGCGGCCAGCCTGTACGCGGTGAACGCCATGTCGAGCGTGGCGGCGATCCCGTTCTACGGCTGGGCGATGGCCCCAGAGGTTGGCGCCAGCGCATTCGCAGAGGGCATGGCTTTCATGCCGAGCGCGGCTGGTGGCTGGGACAGCGTTCCCCGTGACACCTACGCGAAGATCCACGAGAAGGAAATGGTGATGAGCGCGCCCCTGGCTGAGGGCATCCGAAACATGGTTTCCACCGGGTCCACGAGCGGGAAGGCTGGCACCGGCGGCGACACCTACTACGTCAGCGCCATGGACGCGCACTCTTTCGAGTCGTTCCTGCACAAGAACCGGGGCGCTGTTGCTAAGGTGAACAAGAGCCTGATGCGGGACGGGAGGTTGAAGTGAGCAACGCTGTTTTCCCGACTCTGAAGGGCATGACTTGGGACATTGTGCGGAAGCCGGTGTTCAACACGAAGATCCAGACGACGACGAGCGGGAAGGAGCTGCGGTCTGCGTTCTGGGCCTACCCGGTGTGGCACTACAGCGTCCACTTCGAGTTCCTGCGGCAGTACAACGGGTTGACGGAATTGAACACCCTCGGCGGGTTCTTCCTGGCGCGGCAAGGCGCGTTCGACTCATTCCTGTGGACCGATCCCACGGACTCGAGTGTGGCGAACCAGACGATCGGCACCGGGGACGGGTCCACTGTGGCGTTCCCCGCCGTGCGCACCTGGGCGGGATTCGTGGAGCCCATCGGTGCCTTCAACGGCACCCCCACCATCTACCGCACGGACTGGCAGGGCACCCAGCAGCTCTACTCGACGCCCCGGACGAACCTGTGCACCAAGAGCCAGAAGCTGGATGACGCGAGTTGGACGAACCTGATCGCGGGCACGGGCAGCAACCCCACCGTGACGGCGGACTATGGCCTCGGCCCAGAGGGAGGGACCACTGCCGAGCGGATCCAGTTCAATCAGGGGGTGGGGACGACTGTGGGCGACTACAGCCTTCGAAATACGCCGACTCTAAATGGATTGAGTGTAGGTCAGCCCCTGATCGTTTCCTTCTGGGCTAAATCGAACACCATACCCGTGACTATCGCCGTTCAGGGTGGAACTGCATCTGCAACCAACACAATGGTGGACCTGACCACCACCCTCCAGCGGTTTACCGCGCTCCTGGGCACTGCGGCTGCCGTCTCTGGGGTGGCTCGGTTCGGTCTACGTGGAACGGTTACCAGCGTTCTCACCGCAGACATTACCATCACGGACTTCCAGGTCGAGCAAAATGGCCTTGCAGCAGCTACCAGCTTCATCCCCACCGATGAAGCCGCCGTCACCATCACGGACTACAGCCAAATCGGGACCACCTTTGTCTTCACAGTAGCTCCCCTGCCGGGTGCTGTCGTGTCGTGGACCGGATCGTTCTACTATCGGGTGCGCTTCAAGCAGGACGAGGCCGAGTTCAACGAG